ATTAATATATTATTAATATATTATTAATATATTATTAATATATAAAATTAAAACATTAAACTTATTATAATGATGAGTGTTCAAAATGATGAACAACTGCTATGCGAATTAAGTGGAACAATTTTAAACGAACATATTATAGAAATAGAAAAACCGCCGCTAATTAATGAACAAGTCAATAAAAAAGACAAATCAAATAACTGTAAAGAATTACAAAATATTGCGTATAAGACAAAACGATTTAATGGAACCGAAATAGTTCCACTTATAGTAAATACAAACAATAGTACATTATCAAATTTTTTAAATAATGAGACAATAGCAAATGAAAAAGAGAACTGGTGTAAATTAGATAAAACACAAAAAGTCAAGAAATTAATTAATTATGTTGACCTATTAGAAAAAAAATATAGTCTTACAAGTGAAGAAACTAGTAAATGTAAAAGTTATTTGATTAAATGCTTGGAACGCAAAGCATTAAGTAAAGCAAAAGACGTAAATTATGATAAAATTAGTGGTGCTATAGTAGATATACCGCATTTATTATTTGACTTAGTATCTAGAATATTTATATTAAAAAAAGATGATAAGCATGTTTCTACTGTAAAAAGTCTTCCATTGGATAAAAAACTTAAAGCAAAAACTATAAAAATACATGATACCGACAATTAATTGTTACTTTAATTGTTATAAAATTGAATATTAAATATATAATTATAACTAATTATAAGATAATAAATTAGCTATGACTAATAAATATTCTACCTTTATTAATTATTTGGTTAATAAATATAATATAAGTTTGCTTATTAATTTACAAGATGAATCCATTTTTAATAATTATCAAGAATTGCTAATAACTATTCTTGATAGCATGTTAGAATTTATTAATGGTAATTTAATGCAACTAATACATCATGATTTATACGATGAATTACATAAAACTATTTATGATGTATATTATTCTCAATTTATTGAGGAACCAATTATAGCTAATTTATTTGTAATAAATGAAAGCAATGCAATAAATTTGTTATATTCTACTATTACATTATGTCAAAAATTAGTNTTTAAATTTTATATACCACGTAGGTCATATAACAAGTCANATATAATTAAAGACGTGTCAAATGTATCAATAAACTTGACTATTAATTTTGATAAACTAAGTAAGCAATTAAGTTATTTAAAATCCATTTTACAAGCAGAACAAAAAAGCGATGCATGGTATATTTTTAGACAATCTACACTTACAGCCTCCAATATATATAAAATATTTCAAAGTGAATATAGTCAATCACAACTAATTATTGAAAAGTCGGAACCAATTGATATTAATAAATTTAAGGTTACCAATTTAAATTCACCGTTACATTGGGGTCAAAAGTATGAACCAGTTTCAATATTATATTATGAATATATTAATAATACAAAAGTAACTCAATTTGGTTGTATTCCACATAAAGATTATAGTTTCATAGCAGCTTCGCCTGACGGTATAGTATGTGATGAATCAAGCGAATTATTTGGCAGAATGATTGAAATAAAAAATGTGGTATCTCGCGAAATTGATGGTATTCCAAAAATGGAATATTGGATTCAAATGCAACTACAAATGGAAGTATGTAATCTAAATGAGTGCGACTTTTTAGAAACCAAATTCACCGAATACTTAAACGAAGAAGAATATTGTCAAGATGTGTCTTGTCCTTTTCATCGTGGATTTATTATGCAGTTTTATCATAATAATGAAGTACATTATGAATACCCTCCATTTACATTAAATAATATTTCATGTGACGAATACAATATATGGATTGCTATGCAACTTAGTAAAAACGCTACAAAAAAATATGTTTCAAATATATATTGGAAATTAGAAGTAATAAGCTGTGTTTTAGTAATGCGTAATAATTTGTGGTTTAAGAATGCCTTGCCTTATATAGAAATATTTTGGAATAACTTGGTTCATGAGCGCAAATCGGGAGAATATAAAACACGATTAAGCAAAAAGCAGAAAATGAGATATGAACATGATAAATTACATAGTGATTTTCCATTACCCGGGTGCCTACTTGATTTTGACTAAGTGCATTTAATTTTAAATATATATTATTTATATTTAAAATTAAATTATGTTAATTTATTAAGTCGAGGTGTTATAGTTATGAAAAATACTAAAATTTCTGATTTTGATATGCATGTAATTAAGCGCAATGGAAAAAAGGAAGTTATCTCTTTTGACAAAATTTTAAAACGTATTAAGTCGCTAGGAAAAACTTTCAATTTACAAAATATTTTGTATGCACAGTTAGCAATGAAAGTGATTGACCAGTTATATGACAATATTCAAACAACCAAAATAGACGAATTAACAGCAGAACAATGTGCGGCTATGTCGTCGATTCATCTTGATTATGGAAAATTAGCAAGTGCTGTTGTTGTGTCAAATTTACACAAAAACACTAAACCATGTTATTATGAAACAGTTAAAACTTTGTATGATTATATTGATGTAAACAATAATAGTTTTAGACTAATATCAAATAATATTATGACACTAGTAGAAACACATAAAGATCTTATTAATTCTATGATTGATTATGAGCGTGATCATTTTTTTGACTATTTTGGGTTCAAAACATTAGAACGAGCCTATTTAATGAGATGCAACAAAGTAATTGTTGAAAGACCACAACATATGTTTATGCGTAGTGCATTAACAATTCACGGCTCAAATATGGAAAAAGTAAAAGAAACATATGATTATATGTCGCAAAAATATTTTATTCATGCTACCCCAACCCTTTTTAATGCTGGTACACCGCGCCCACAACTCAGTTCGTGTTTTTTATTAGCTATTGAAGACGACTCAATTGACGGAATATTTAATACATTAAAAGAGTGTGCTCAAATTTCAAAATGGTCTGGTGGTATTGGACTACATGTCCATAATATTCGTGCAAATAGTTCATATATTAGAGGAACAAACGGAACATCAAACGGTCTAATTCCTATGTTAGGTGTATTTAACAAAACCGCTCGCTATGTAGACCAGGGAGGAAAACGAAATGGGAGTTTTGCAATTTACCTAGAACCACATCATCCTGATATTGAAGCATTTTTAGAATTAAAGAAAAATCACGGCGAAGAAGAGAGCAAATGTCGTGACTTGTTTTATGGACTATGGATTAGTGACCTATTTATGGAACGAGTAATGGGTAATAAAATGTGGAGTTTATTTTGCCCCGATAAATGTCCCGGATTGTGTGATTGTTATGGTGACGAATATAATCAATTGTATATAAAATATGAATCGGAACAGCGTTATAATAAACAAATTTTAGCGCGTGATTTATGGGTTAAAATATTAGACTCACAAATGGAAACTGGAAACCCATATATTTGTTATAAAGATGCCGCAAATAAAAAGTCCAATCAGCAAAATCTTGGAACAATTAAGAGCTCAAATTTATGTACTGAAATTATTGAATATTCTGACTCAAAAGAGACAGCTGTATGTAATTTGGGTTCATTAGGACTACCTATGTTTGTCAATAGCGACAAAACATTTGATTATGACAAATTATATCAGGTAGTCCAAGTATTGGTAAATAATTTAAATAATGTGATTGATGTTAACTATTATCCAACACCAAAAACGCTGCGTTCTAATTTTAAACACCGACCAATTGGAGTTGGTATTCAAGGATTAGCAGATGTGTTTTTCAAGATGGATTTAGCATTTACATCAGACAAAGCAAAAGAAACTAACATTAAAATATTTGAAACAATCTATTATGCAGCATTAGAACAGAGTATGTTAATTTCAAAAGAACGCTATCAATCTATGTTAAAATTGCATGGCTATTATAAATGTGGGGATTGGTCTTTTACTATGGATTGCGAAGAGTGCAGATCTTATAATATTCATAATAGTGTAAATCATAATAATATTTCAGAATTACTTGATTTCTGTAAGCCAATTAAAGCAGAATTTGACAAATTAGTAAAAGGAACAGACAGTCCAGATGAAAAATATTTAGGGGCATATAGTTCGTTTATTGGTTCTCCAACAAGTCGAGGACAATTTCAATTTGATTTATGGAATGTGAAACCATTAGAAGGGCGCTATGATTGGAACATATTAAAAACTAATATTATGGAATATGGAACACGTAATAGTTTATTAGTTGCGCCTATGCCAACAGCAAGCACCAGTCAAATTTTAGGAAATAATGAGTGTTTTGAGCCAATTACGAGTAATATATATAGTAGAAAAACGCTGGCTGGTGATTTCATATTAGTAAATAAATATTTAGTAGAAGATTTATTAAAACTTGGCTTATGGAATGAAGCAATGAAAAATAGTATTATTGCAAACAAAGGGTCTGTTAGCCATATTAAAGTGTTGTCACAAGAGTTAAAAGATAAATATAAAACTGTATGGGAACTGCCTATGAAAGAAATCATTAATATGGCTCGTGATAGAGGAGTGTATATTTGTCAATCTCAAAGTTTAAACTTGTGGGTTGAAGACCCTGATTCTAAAATGCTTACAAATATGCATTTTTATAGTTGGAAAGCTGGATTAAAAACCGGAATTTATTATTTGCGCCGAAAAGCTAAACATCAAGCTCAACAATTCACAATTGAACCTGAAAGTAAAAAAATCGTGCTAAGTGATGAAAAAGAACAAGATAAAGACGATGATAATGATGATGAAGAAAAATCTAAAGGAGAAGATTGTTTAATGTGTAGTGGGTAAATTCAAAAATAATGTTTTGTTTTTCATTTTTGTTTTCATTTTTGTTTTCATTTTTGTTTTCATTTTTTAATAATATTGTTTAAATAATATTACATTTTAATATTATTTAAACGTAATTTGTTATGTAATTAGTATATATTATATGACTAATTTAAATAATTTAACACAAGCTTTAAGTATTCTTAACATCAATACGCCAAATGCTTTAAATATTCTTGATATAGCTGCTCCAATGGGCGAAGAATGTATGATATGTAGGGAAGAGTTGGAATGTCTACAATGTTATACTTTACCAGAATGTAATCATAAATATCATACCAATTGTTTAATTAGTTGGTTTAGAAATGGAGATCCACGTTGTCCTTATTGTGGAAATAAAGGTATTAATAATACAAACAATGATTATTTACGACATGTAAGAGGTAAATATTTTACTACACGGTTCGAAACACAAATGTTAGCAGATATAAGAAAATACGTTTATTTAAAAAAAAATGATAATATTAAAAGGTGTCTTGAAACGCGTAAGCAATTTGAAAAAATTAAAGTGTTGGAAGATAATTATATGATTGATACACATAATTTGAGAGAATTACAACAATCTCTCAAAGAAACACCAGCTATTTATAGTGTAGCTAAAAATACTATAAATTGTTATAGAACTAAAAAATGGAAAAGAAGTAGACAAATTAGACTAGAACGATTAAAAATTATAAATAATAGTTATATTATTCCATTAATAATACCGATGCGCGTTGATCTATAATCAAGCTCTTATTGCTAACTTCTTATAGTATTAATATTAACTTTTTGAGTTCTATTATTTTTGTAATGTAAATGTTTACAATTTGTGTATAATATGTATTCTTGAATTAACGAATTTTTTACCACTTTGACTTTTTCTTTAAGTTCTTTTATCTTAAATTTCTCTTCTTCTTGTATTGATTTGTAGTCACGCAATTGTTGTTCAAGGTCTTTAATATTTTTTAGTACATTAGCTAATGCATCGTTAAATGCATTAGCTTCTTCTTTAGACATTTTGGCTTTTGTGTCTTTGTATTGTTGTTTTTGTAGTTTATGGCCATCTTTCATAGTTTTAATTTTAGTTTTGAGAGAATCTATAACTGCATCTGCCTCTTTAGAAAGACTTGAAGCTTTGTTTTCTAAATATGCAGCATCTCTCACGTCTTCGTTTTCAACACTTCTCATCAATATTGGAACACCTATCATAATTGGTTGAGCAAATTGTGTGGGATCTTTTTCTCTGTTCAAATAACTTATATATCCTGATAGCTTATTAGCAATGTGCTTTATGCCTTTTTCACTCAATATATTATGCGAGTTCATAAACTGCTGTTTAAATTCTTCTTTATTTGTAGTAATTTTATCTGATTCGTGTGTCATAAATAAGTTTGTTAATGAAAATAGTTCCAATGGACTATTTGTAAAAGGAGTTGCGGTCATCAATAATAATTTGCAAGAATTATTATTCGATACATTATAGCTGGTTTTTATTAATTTTTCCATAATTGTTGTATTTGGTCGCTCACTAGCTTTTAAATCTCCGCCATATAATTTATGTGCTTCATCAATTATGATTAATGTTTTTTTTAATATATCTTCTTTTCCATTTCTTTCAAGTAATATATTATATATTTTATTTTTCTTAGCCAACAAATTGCTAAATTGTTTGTACGACATTGGATCAAGCCAATTTTTTGATAATAATTGTTTTCGCTTGGCAATATCTGTCGGCATAATTAAACCATTTTTTATTTTATCTAATATTACTAAATGACATACTTGATCAAACATATTTTTCCATACATCACTTTTGAGTGTTGTTCTTGTTACCCATAGTATGGTATAATCATCATTGTCAAAACTGCTTGTAGCGGTTGCTATACCGGTACATGTTTTACCTGTTCCTACTGAATGCCATAATAATAGCCCTTTAAACGGAGAAGAAGGAGTAAAATAGTGCGTTATAAACTTTTGTGTAGGATTAAGAGAGATAACATTAGCTTGAGCACTCGGATTAGCTATACAATTGTTTTTTATTTCCATTTTTTCCCATTTAAATTCCTTATGTGTATACGCATTTTTGATATAATCTCTCATTCTAATAAAATCAAACTTCTTTAACGGATTTGTTTGTGAGTTTGTTGAGTTTATACTAGATATTGACCTTGACCTTGACATTGGACTTGTACTTAGGCTTAAACTTAGGCTTGGACTCACACTAACAATAGCACCATTTTTCTCTCCTTCATATAAAAGAATTGGATAATTTGTTTTACTAACTTCCTCGGAATCACCATAAAGATCCTCTTCAAAAGTAAGTTCTAAACTATCTAATTGTGCTATAATATTTTTCTTCGTTTTAGCACCTTCTATTATTGTTGGGATTTTGGCATATCTTAAAGACCACTCAATATTTAATTGATTGCAAAAATTATTAGTACTATCTTTGAGATAGTTACAGAAAAATGTGCGCCTATTTACTATATTAGATTTTAATAAGTTTGCTGGATGTTTATATTTAGTATATACATATTTCATAAAACTATAACTTACAGGAATATCATATGTTGGTTTTTTTCCACATCTACCCAAACATTTTATATTGTCTATTTTGAAAAACTTGGACTGTGTATTTTGATTCCTAGATTTTTCGCCACCCATTAAAAATAATTTGGTTTCCATAAATTCACTGGTTAAATCCGGAAAATCATGTAAATTTTTTGTTAACTCATAATCTACGGCAAATATTGGGGCCAATGTATATAATTGTTCTGATAATTTAATCATTGCTTTATCAAATTCGCTATAATTCATGGTTGCATCATTATACTTTTCTACATTTTTGAACAGTAAAACTTGTTCGTCTGTTTCATCAGCATTTTTAATATAGTTTTCCATCATAAATTTGCTGGTATATAATGTATTACTCATTAGTTCAGGAACAGTTAAATAATAATTATATACATATAGAGGCCAACCAATATTATCTTGAAACTCCAAACCTTTTTGACCACATGTTCTTGTGGCGCGTCCTATTGTTTGCTTTAAATCTGCAATTGTTAATGATGGTTCAAAAATATGGACATATTTTACATCAAATAAATCTATGCCTTCTTTGAATCCGCTATCTAATATTATTATTCTTATATTTTTTCCATGTATATTATTTGGGCGTTCATTATACATTTTTAGTAACTCTTTTTTTATTTTTTCGTTAAAAGTTGTCCCATAAATCGTATTAGAAGATAATAAGGCAAAATTATTATAATCAGAACTTGCTATATTCAAATAGAGTTTAGGAGCTAATTGTGATGGAATTTTCTTAGCGCTAATTACATTAGTATAGCCATTTGCTGCTAGTGCCGAGGCAATAATTTTTGCGCCAGCACCCCCATCTTTAACATCGGAAAATATAAAATGCTTAAACTTTTTTCCGTGATTTTTTTGGTCTTGACTATCTAGTGCTAAAATTGTATTTAGTAATTGAAGCATTTTTGGCGAAGCATCAATTATATCTTTATTAAATTGAAGCGGATCAAAAACCGATTTGTCAAATTTATGATGATTTGCTATTTTACTAAAATTAGCAGTTTTACGCATACATCTAAAAATCTTTGCTCGGCTCTTTTTGGTTACTTTTGACAAATTACGGTTAATCGGATCTGCTTGATTGGTTTTATTTGTTTTATTTGTTTTATTGTTACTTTCACAATAACTATTATTTTTATAACACTCTAGAATTTTGTTAAAATCATCACTTGGTAATGTGCCTCCTTTATCGGGATGGTTTTTTTTTAACCATTTCATGGTTGTTGATTTATCATTTAATTTGTGCTTACACATTAGTTTTTTACATGACATACTTATTATAATTTAACAATATAATAATAACAACAAAATTAGTTATTATTTATTATTTATTATTTATTATTTATTATTTATTATTATTTTTTATTATTATTTTTTATTATTATTTTT